CTGTCTTTACCCTGTCTGGAAAAATTGCGGATGTTGTAGAAAATAAACCTGTCCCAGTTTCTAAGGGTAGGCGTATGATGAGTATCCACAGAAAAGGCTCTTATAAACCGCTTCGTTTTAGCGATGATCATGACTTATGGATCAGGGATAATAATGGTATTGAACGATGGGGTGTTTATAATTATAACTGGTGGTTGCTGGAAGATAGGGGTTATGATGAATCTTCTGAGGAGAACTTTCCGGGGGAGAGCCCTTATGATTACGAGCATATTGGTAAAGCCACAATGCCCCTTCTCTATGGGGAACAGTATGATTTTGCCACGATAGATGGTTGGGAGACTACCCAAGCAATGTGGGACTCTGAACAAGACCCTGAAGAAATTATTTACGGCCTCTTAATACAGTCTGGTGGGGGATACATAGTTGATGGTTTTGTTGGTATTTCTCAATGGTGCAGGACAGATGATATTCGAGATGTTAAATGGCAGGGAATAAAACTTCCGTTTTAGTATGCGGTCTCTACAGATCTGGGACTAATTATCTACAGACTATACTTGATAAGAATAATAGGTACACAAAATATAAACATGAGTTTGTCCCCCGTGATATTCCAAAACATATCAGAGGCGTGGACAGAGTTATTATCCATAAATCACCTTATAAGTGGATTGATAGTATCATCTCTCAATCATGGGAACTTGGCGTCTACTACAAGGTTGGTTATGAGGAGGGGCACACAAAACTAAGGTGCGCCACATCCAAAACATTACATGATACTCCTGATATTATCGAAGAATATAAAGTATATAGTTTAGAAAATATCTGCGATCTTTATAACAGGTTCTTTACTTTTTGGTTATCTAACCCTTTTAATTCATCAATCAAGTATGCAAAGTATACCGACCTTATCAGTAATCCAGAAGAGACATTAAATAATATTATGTTTTTAGAATCTTATAATATCCCATCTAAAGTTTATGGTTCTTTTGAATTTACCCCCGAAAGAAAAGAAATGGCTCTGAGCCCCTATATGTCGTATAATATGACACCCGCTATGTCCCGTATTATAGAAGACAAGCTAGACAAGAGTATATTAAAATCTCTAAATTATACAGGAGTGTTTGAGTAGTGCCCACATATGCTGAAAAACTAGAAGCAGTTTTAGAGAATACTCTTCTATCTGATTGGAAGACTCTGGTATCTGATTACTTTGAAACTGAAACTGTTAATCGAAAGTCTGTTCTTAATGTTCTGTACAACGACCTTGAAAGAATTCGATGTGTTCAAGGACGACCTCGCCTTCCCAGTATCATCCAAAATTTATCATATCTTGGTTGGGATAAAGATATGGAACCTACTCCTCCTTTCACCGATCCCAATTCAGAATGGACCAATGAGGAAATCATTAAGTATGCATGGCTCAAGGGTGATCAAACAGATTTCTGGAAAGACAAGAAGGTGTGTGATATAGGATGTGGATCTGGGACATCCACAATTATTACCCATCTTCTGGGAAGCGTAAATTGTGTATACGAACCCATGGAAGAATCAGCCATGATAGCTGCCTGTAACTTTATATTATTTGACTATGATGTTTTATTTTATCAAGATATGGCCACAGAAGAATCTATTGATATGTCGTATGATACCTATATTATGTCCCGTGTTTTCTATGATGACTTTGCCGAGGGCAACGTGAATTTAGGCAAGTTTTTAAAAGCATCTGGAAAAGAAGTTATCATAGCTTCAAAAACTCTTGTCGAAGAAACAAACAGTTTTGCAACACTACCCTCATCAGATTATGAAATGATTTTAAATATCCCGATTCTTTCCGATCCCCCAGACTATGGAAATAGGTACGTAGTAAAACTAATATGATACAAATTTATCCGGTAGTTTCTGATTCAGTTAAATCAGTAGATATAATACCTGCAACTAAAACCAGAGATTGGTTTATTCCACATGCGTATAAGTGTACCCCGCTAACGTGTGCTAATACCGTTGGCTGGGATCTTGTTCTAAATGAGACAGTCGTCGTGGAATGGGACGGGGGCGTCTATCATGATAATCTAAAAGTCATTGAAGGCGCTGGTGCTAAAAGCCATTTCGGTATGGGTACTTTTACACTAGACCCCGGATATATTTGGCGTACTCAGGAGAATATTAACCTTATGGTTATGCCAGTACCTAACTCCGATAATACTGATATTCAAACAATGTCCGCAGTCATCGAGACTGATTGGTTATCCTATCCATGGTTTTTGACAATCCGTGTTGTTAACAAAGGGAAGACCACTATTCCCAAGGGAACCCAGCTTGCCCGAGTCATCCCCATTAATACGGGGGCTATAGAGAATACTAAGATTTATAAAATGCCTGAACCAGAAAGTGTTAAGGATGAAAGAGAAGTTATTTCTGATAAACGTGGTAAAACTGATGACTGGACCAAAGACTACTTTAAGAAAGCACGAAGATTTGTTCGGTCTTCCCCTGTTATAGACTATTCAGATAATTTTACGATACTTGAAAGTAATGGCATCTACTCTAAAGAATCTTTCTTAGATAAAGATGAGTGTGATTTTTTAATTAGAAATTGGGTAGCCGAGAATCCTGATGATACTTCTCAATGGCAGAATAGGATTTGCTGGTCAGCCCTCGATTCAAATAAAGGGGTTATAGAAGAAAGAATAGTTCAATTTGCCCGACAAGAGACTGGATTAAATCTCTCAATTATGGATACAAATATTGTAAAATGGAATGAGGGGGATGAGATGATAGTCCATGATGATTTGGGGGAATACAAGGAATTTCCTAATAGACATTTTGCTGCTATAGTATACCTTAATAATGATTATAAAGGCGGCGAATTAATGTTTCCAGAGATTAATATGGGAATAAAGGCGCACGCCGGGGAATTAATTGTATTTAGAGGAGGGTCACTGATGCACAATGTTAATAAAGTTATTTCAGGAACTCGCTACACTCTTGCATCATGGTTAACAATCAATGGTTAATTTTACAGATAGGGAACTTGGTAACATGGAAGCTAGGATTGCTTTACTTGAAAAAGAACTAAGTGAGGTGCGTAAGGATACTCGTAAAATTTTAAGTACTCTTTCAGAGGCGCAGGGAGGATGGAAAACATTAATGATGGTGTCTGGATTTTCAGCAACTCTCGGTGGTTTTATTTCCTCACTCTTTTTGTATTTTCCCCGTTGAGGTAACATAAAATGTCAACAGATACAATTACAACCCGCTTTAAATTCGCCCCTACCATTCTTCGTGATGATACACAATACGAAGCCGAGGGTGGCTGGTATGATGGTGATCGTATTCGTTTTAGAAACGGCAATCCTGAAAATATAAGAGGTTGGAACAAAAGATCAACAACCGCCCTTGAAGGAACACCCCGTGATATTGAGATATGGTCAGGGCTTGATCGAAAAAACTATATCGCATGGGGAACTAATAATGCTTTACAGATTTATCAAGGTGGTGCCATTTCTGACATCACTCCTATTACAAGCAGCACACCCCTGACAAATCAGCTAGGTACCACTTCTGGTAGTTCAAATATCTCTGTGTCACTGACTGGACATACCCGTGCAGCAGGTGATCGAGTTGTATTTACGAGCATGGCTGCGACAATCGGCGGTAATGTTTTTCTTAATTCAACATTTACAATTGCAACAGTTTCTGACGCAAATCATTTTACATTCGCATACACTTCAGCAGCAGCCGCCACCTCGGCTAATACTGGTGATGTTCGTATTAATTTCCTTTTAAAATCAGGTGCACAGAATAATTCTAACGGGTTTGGTTGGGGTGCTGGATCATATGGTACAGGAACCTATGGTACGCCCGCATCCACAACAAATATTATTCTTAATATGAGGAACTGGAGTTTCGACACATTCGGCGAAGATCTCTTAGCAAATCCACGAGGTGGATCTATTTATCTTTGGGATGCAACATCAGGTACAGACACACGAGCTTACCTAGTCTCTTCTGCTCCTGTTTCCGTTAATAGTGTCATTGTTTCAGAACAATCCCGCCATGTGATTGCCATGGGTTGTAATGACATCACGGGTAGTTTCGATCCCATGCTTATCAGATGGTCTGATCAGGAAGATTACGATGTATGGACACCTACTGTGACAAACGCAGCCGGTGACTTCCGTATTCAAAGCGGTACCCAGATTCAACAGGGCATCTATTCTAGGGGTGGCGTTCTTATCCTTACAGATTCAGCCCTATATGGCATGGCTTATGTAGGTCAACCCTATATCTTCTCCACAGATATTCTTGGTGATCGCTGTGGTTCTATCTCACCCCATGCCGCAAAGGATTTCAATGGATCTCTTTATTGGATGGGCGACAGTAATTTCTTTATATTCAATGGTACGGTTCAGGTTCTTCCTTCTTCTGTGAGGAAATATGTTTTCAATGATTTTAATTTTTCACAGAAAGAAAAGGTATTCTGCGGAATCAATCCAGAATTTTCTGAGGTGACGTGGGTATACCCCTCCTCCGATTCTGAAGAATGTGATCGTTATGTTTCTTACAGCCCGGTGGAGAACTATTGGGTTTATGGATCAGCATACTGGACGACATGGGATTTCGGAGAAGGAATCTTTGATAGCATTATTACCACAGGTGTTTCCGCTACAAACGCCTATCTTTATAATAATGAGCCTGAGAATACATACCATGCTGTGATAGGAGATAACCAAGTTATCGGGTATGAATCATTTGTTCAGAGTGCCGACTTTGATTTGGGTGATGGTGATGAGCTTCTCTTTGCTGATAAGTTTATCCCTGATTTCCAACTCTCCGATCCCGGAGGGAATAACAATGATCCCGAAGTGAATATCCTTATGGGGACTAAACAATATCCGACAGCAACCACGGTTTCAAAAGGCCCCTTTGTTGTGAGCGCCTCAACAAGATTCCAGAACATCAGACTTCGTGGGAGGCAGGCCAACCTTAGAATATCTACAAGTGCCGTGGGTACGTCATGGAGACTTGGCACATTCAGACTTGATCTGGTTCCTGATGGTAAACGATAATGGCTATAGATGTAGGTAAATCAGGTCATTTCTTTGTAAGATATCCGAGTGCACCGATTACGTCAACCCCTGAGATGAAGGCTGCGTGGTCCCAGCTTATAAGAAATCTGGAACAAAGAGATAACCAAAGTAATATTCAAGCTGCTTCTCAGGAACCCTATGTTCTTTCAAATGTATCTGTGAATAGGACATATGATGTAAGTGCTGGGCAAATATCGGTCTCTGTGGTGGCTAATGCACTGGGGACTTTATTGCAGGATCTTAAACTAAAAGGTATTATAGGATGATAAACGGAGGAATTTACTAATGGCTGGTCGTAAATATGATCCACGCAAAGCACAAGGCTACGCAAAGGGTGGTAGCATTAGAGATGGAGTAGGCGGCTCCCGCACATCAGGCGGTGGTGGTGGACCAGATTCAGGTAGAGTAGGTAACACAGGAATGGGCGCATACGGTGCGATTGGTAAAGCCCGTGGTCGGCGAGGTCAAAGGGATGTAACCGCAGGTAGATCAGGCGGTCCTGAAGGTGCGGCTCGATTAAATAGGCTTGAGGAAGAAGAGAAACTTCCCGGAATTCCCGCCGCAGCCCCTGAAATTTCAGCCCTCCGTGAAGCTGCTGATTTACAGAATTACTTCTCTGATCTTCAAAGGATTGCACTTGGTGGGATCGAAGCACAAGAAGCCCTTGCCAGATTTGGCATTGCCCCTGAGCAGTCCCAGTTTAACTATCGTTCCTCCTTCCCAGAATTTGGAGATTTATCAGGCACACCGGGTGGACTACCCGGCATTATCAGAGAACTTGGTCTCATGTCCAGAACCCCTGAAAAACTTGCCGAGGGTGGCCGTGCAGGTGAAAGCTTTAATCGCCCCGGTCAATCAGAGGTTCAGACTGACGTGGCAAAATTTGGTAACATGCTCAGAGATCTTATGCTTATCGAGGATAAGCCTACAGAACGACAGGCTGAAAGACTGGAGATGGCCCGTGAAGCAGGGGCTATTTCCCCAGCAATGGCCATGCGTGAGGGTGCACAGTTTCAACCCGGTGGTCTGATGCCCCGTGGCGTTAACCCTCCTATGCCTGAAGGT